TATTAAATCGTAACATACCTGCTTGACCAATAGGTCTTAAAGCAGTATTTGCTGATGGGAATTTAACAGCTCCAGTAATATCAATGTTTAGAATTTCATCTGAACTTGTAATAGTATCGACGTGTATTTTATTCCAGTTTCTTGAAGTAGAACCTAGGGAATATATTCTGTCTTGATCTGGAATAATATGAGAAGTAACGTCTGCTGCAAACGCCACCGTGTCTGTATCTTGATCACCAATTGTAAGATTACCAGCAATACCAACATCGCCAGTAAAGTCTACTCTCGCAGCTCCAAAGGTTGCAGATAATGTACCACCGGCATAAACTTCGATTTGATCGTTATCAGCGCCAGGACTTGATTCAGCAACAATCTTTGTATCTTGATCGACGTCAATTACACCACCAAGACCAGCCCAAGCTGCACCATCGTATCCTTCGAATTGACCATCTTCTGAATTAAACCTAACCATACCCTGCAAAGGTGTAGGACGACTAGCTGAAATACCGCTCGGTAATGTTAGTGCGCCATCTCCACTGATTGTTAGAACATCGCCTGTTCCTGTAGGAGTAATTGCTGTAAGAGGTAAAGTACTATCAACGTTAAATTGTGTACCATTAAGTGTTAAGCCGTTGCCAGCAAGATATGTGCCTTCGCCTTGGAATTGAGACCAATAAACTGTATCGTCGTTAAGTTCAAAAGATGATGCATCATCTACGGTTATAACCCAACCAGTTCCACCGTTTACTGTACCATCTGTAATAAACTCATATGAGCCAGGAAGTTCTGAAGATTCATTTCCCCAAGTTGTTCTTTCGAATACCCACGCAGTAGTTGCATCGCCAACTTGAATAAGATCGTATGAACCGTTTTGAGTAGAATCTGTTTGATCTTTAACAACTAAGTTACTGCCAACTTGCCAGGTAGTAACATCATCAATATATAGAACGTTTGTTGCAGGAATAGTAAGTGTATCAGCGCTGCCACCCGTACCCAATGCAAATGAAGCACCAAGATCTTCAGTTGTGGCTGCAAGAGCTGATGGTCTTACAACAACACCTTTAACTAAATTATCTACATACCTTTTATTTGTAGCATCGGTTGGTAATACAGGATCATCAAAAACTTTAATATTTGTCGCAACACTATCAATTTCAGTTTGTAAGTATCTTTTGTTTACTACGTCTCTGTCATTAACTGGATCTTCAACGTTAATAATACGATGAGTACCAACATTAACAACTGCGTTTGAATCTGCTAGATTGAAGTTAAGATCAGCGGGTAAAGAAATTGTATTAGCAGAGAATGTAAATTCGCCTACTTCTAAACTCGTTAAATTTGTTAATTGATCGGTGGATTCGCCAAGTGTAAGTGATGTATTACCAATAGTAAAATCTTTGGTATTAACTAAGCCGTTTTCTATTACAAAATTATTAGCATTTAATCCTGAACTTGTTGTTCCAAGTACATGACCATAAGTATCGAATGTAGCATTTTGTAAAAATTCTAAACTTGAATTAAGCGTGTTTGCTACTTCGCTTGTATTAGAATGAGATATTACGAGGTTTGCTGATTCAGTATTGTTTTCAGGAGTTATAACAATACCTTGTCCTGCGTCTATTGCGCGAACATATTCACCAGTTGTATCTACTCCAAGTGCAATAGAATCTGGTACGATGACCGGTCTTTTTTCGCCTGATGCTACCAGTCGAATGTTTTTAGTTTGACCAACTTTGACTTTTACGGCCACTTCTTATACCTCCGTGATAGTTGATACAACGAACACTAGTCCATCAACAATTTTCGATAATTCTCCGGTTGGTTTTTTCATTATCACGTCGTACTGATACTTTCCTGGCTTTAACTGGCTTGTAGTATGTGAATCCAGGACTAAAGTAATATCATTTTCAGTTTTTTCAAATTCAAACTCAGCGGTTCTTTTTGAAGAGTATAGTTTACGTATATCCCCGTAAAAAGAATAATTGGCTATTGGCAGATCTAGTTCATCATCATCGAATAATTCGATCGTGAGTCTAAAATCCGTACCTTGGTCTACGTATATGTTTAATTGGGAACTACTCATTTATCTATTATCTCTTATGTAAGCTGCTTTTTCTTTATTTATAATAGAACGAGCTAGGAAAATATCTAAAAAAGGGGGCGCGTTGCCCCCTATCGAAGTTTATTTTAAAATGTTATTAACCTTTAAGATCGTTAACTTCGTCTTTTAGTTCTTTGATTGCTTCTACTATAAGTGCAGTAACGTTACCATATGCAACACTCTTAATTCCATCTTTACCGGTTACAACAACTTCTGGCAATACTTTTTCAATTTCTTGTGCAATGAAGCCAGCTTTTCTTACGCCAGGTCTTGTTTTCATTTCAAAGTAAACACCTCTTAGATCACAAACCTTTTCAAGAGCAGTATCGATAGTTACTATTTTCTCTTTTAAGCTTTCATCTGAGTTAGCATTAACATCACCTGTTGCAGTAAAGTCACCAGTAGTCATATCGAATGTGAATATATCAGCATTAAGATCGTCTCTAAACGCGATATCATTCATATTTGCGGGTTCACCTCTAACTATGAATGCGTTAGAAGAAGTTTCATATAACAACTCAACGTATGGATCAGCTTCAATACCAGCCAGTTTTAATGCAGTATCTGCAGGTAAGAATACCGCGCTAGTATTACCTTCAACACCTGTGGCAGTTAAAGTACCTACAACTGTAAGATTGCCTTCAACCTGAATATTTTCTACTGTTAATTCATCAACGTCTGATGTGTAATAGAAGTTAGATTCACCACCTGGATTAGGACCAGTTGTACCCATCAATGGTCTTTCAGATGCACCAGCTTCAAACATTGCAACGAATATTGGAGTATCTTGTAATGCTGTTTCGTGAACATTTTGTAGGTTAGCTACACCACCTTGAATACCAGGACCCTGTAAACCCTGAATACCTTGGAAGCCAATACCACCTTGAACACCTTGCGATGCTTGGATACCCTGAATACCTTGAGTACCCTGACCAGGGAAACCTTGAAGTCCTGGCTGGCCTTGGAAACCTTGCGAACCTTGAATACCCTGTGAACCAGAACCGAACGGTCCTTGGAAACCTAAAGCACCCTGTGTACCTTGGAAGCCTTGAGCACCCGGATTACCGAATCCACCATCTATACCTTGGAAGCCTTGAGGACCAAAGTCACCTTGAACACCCTGTGATCCACCGCCACCAGCATCACCTATTAGACCCTGCATGCCTTGGAAACCACCAAGACCCTGAATACCATCTCCACCAATACCAACGGCACCTTGGAAACCTTGAACACCTTGGTTACCCTCGCCTCCTACACCTTGGAAGCCTTGAGCACCGTCGTCGCCATCAAGACCTTGAAGACCTTGAACACCGCCTTCACCGATACCAATTAGACCTTGAACACCTTGCGTACCTGGATCGCCTTCTTCGCCTTCAGGTCCTTGCATACCCTGAGTACCTTGACCACCGAATCCTGCTGGACCGTCATTACCTTGAACACCTTGGTGACCAGCTTGTTGAATGCCTTGTAAGCCTTGGAAACCTTGAATACCGGTTGCACCGATACCTGCGAAACCTTGGAAGCCTTGAGCACCTTGTGTACCCTGATTAGATAAACCTTGAATACCCTGCAGACCTTGAAGACCTTGGAAACCGCCTTGTCCATCTTCACCGGTAATACCTTGCGTGCCTTGAGGTCCTTGAAGACCCTGCGCACCTTGAATACCATCTCCACCAACAAATCCTGCAGTACCTTGGAAACCTTGTGTACCTTGGAAGCCTAGAGTACCCTGCGTACCTTCATCACCTGGTCCACCTTGTAGACCTTGAACACCCTGTGCGGCTTGAATACCCTGAATACCTTGAGAACCAATAGGACCAACATCACCTGTTCTGGCGAAAGTAATAATGATATCTTCGCTATCGGCAAAGTTTGCTGCTGAACCACTTACGAAGTTTGCATCAATATCGAAATAACCACTTCTTTCAGTTAAACCAGAAATTGTAAAGATTACAAAGTTTTCTGGATTGTCTTTTTCAGAAACTTTAAAGTGACCTTTAATCGGGCTTGTAGAATCATCAACTGTTCTAAGGAATGGTTGAATATCTGTAAAGTTATCATCACGATCGTGAATAATCAAAGTAGTTACAGATGCCATTGAACTGTTGTCGAATTTTAAATGACCAACTGCAGGAGGTTGCACACTACCTACTTGTGTATCTGTGTCGTAAGTATAATCAAATGTCATACCACCAAAGCCACCGGTAATACCTTGAATACCACCGCCACCTTGGAAACCTTCTGTACCTTGAACACCCTGTGGGCCAATAGGACCTGGGAAGCCTTGAGTACCTTGGAAACCGTAATCTCCTTGAGGACCTTGCATACCCTGAGTACCAGCACCAGTTGAACCTTGGAAACCTAAATCACCTTGGAATCCTTCAGTACCTTGTGGTCCTTGGAAACCTTGAACACCACGTTTTTCAAACGAAATTTTTACTGGTTCGCCTGTAGTCCACGATGTTTGACTACCAGAAAGCCAATTGACTCCAAATTGGAAATCGCCCGCTCTTTCTGTTACTGTTCTTATTTCTAATACAGAATAATCAGTGTTAGTGCCTGTAAATCCATCAATAATCTTAACATAACCTACAACGCTTGTACCATTAAGACCCATCTTCAGGTCTCGGAAGAATCCTTGTAAGTCTGTACCACCGTCATCTAAATCATCGAGATACATAACACTGGCACTTGATACGTTGCCGTTATTAAATTTAACTCTACCTGCACCTGGATCTAAAGGAGAAGTATCTGCGTTAAAGATATAATCGAACGTCATACCACCATAGCCACCGGATGGTCCAAAGTCACCTTGGAATCCTTGACTGCCGGTGAAACCCTGAGCACCTTGGAAGCCTTGAGTACCCTGAGCACCTGTAAAGCCTTGAGCTCCTTGGAATCCTGTAGTACCTTGAATACCAGCTTCGCCGCGTGGTACGAAGTTAATTAATGTTTTTGAAGTATGTCCTGCGTCAATAACATCTGTTTGCCAACTGCCTGTTGAGAGACCGTATTGACCGATGTACTGCACATCAAGTATAACATAAGTTTTAGTACCGCTTGAATCCCAATTTATAGCTGAATACTCGTATACTACCTGATGGTGTCCGCCAGGACCAAAGCCATCGTCAAAACTTTCTATTATAACAGTACCTTTTGAAGGTCCTGGAACAGCTGCTAACCAATCGAACATCTCGTCAAGTTCGCCCGTATAGGCGTCTAGTGGAATATCATCTATAGTTAACTTGGTGGCTAATGTAACATCAGAGTTATTGATTTTCCAAGCTGAAACGCCTGGATTAGTATTTGGATTAATGTCGTTTGCAAACATCCACTCGTATGTTAATCCACCGTAGTGACCAACTGCACCTTGAAGTCCTTGAGGACCTTGAACACCTTGGTGGCCTTGAACGCCTTGAGCACCGCCGCCGCCTTGAAGACCTTGAGTACCTTGCCAACCTTGAACACCCTGAATACCTTGATGGCCTTGGATACCTTGGAAGCCTAAAAGACCTTGTAGGCCTTGAACACCAGTTGCGCCTTGGAAACCTTGTTCGCCCTGAATACCTCTTTGGCCAACTGGTATAAAGTTAATAACTGTTGAAGTACCGTAAGTTGGTACAGCGCCAGTAGTCCAGCTTGTGCCCGGACTTGCATCAGTACCACCTAAATTAGAACTTGATACGTATGTAACGTCGAAGTAGCCGTAGTTTTTTGTCCCTACACCACTATCCCAAGTCCAATCTGAAAATTGATAAATTACAAATTCGTATTCGTCGTTAGCGTTGTCTTTTTCTGTTCTAACAAAGATGAAACCTTTTGGATTACTAGTAGATAGATCAAGAAAGTCGAATAATTCATCTACTCGTCTTCCTGTTTCTGTAAGATCATCTATCCACAATTCTGTTGCATTTCTAACGTTGGTGTTATTGATTTTCCAACCGTTTAGACCTGGGAAACTTTCATTAGTGTCTGAACTGTAAATCCAATTAAATGTTAGACCACCTGCGAAACCTTCGTTGCCCTGCAAACCTTGGAATCCTTGGAAGCCCTGAATACCTTGTACACCCTGTACTCCCTGAACGCCTTGAAGACCTTGAACACCTTGAATGCCCTGATCACCCTGATCGCCTTGAAGACCTTGTACACCTTGAATACCTTGGTCACCTGCAATACTGAATGCTACGATTAGCGGGAATGATTGATATGTTCCTGAGCCAGGAGAAGTTTCTACTACGAAATCTTCTTTAACCGCGGTACCTGCTACGAATGTAATATCTGTATCAAAATATGTGCCAAGATCAGTAAGATCTTGTACTGTAAATATAGCATATTTAGATGGATTGTCTCGTTTTGTAACTTTCATTACTGCTTTATTAGCAGATGTTGAAGCATCAATTACTTCGAAATAAGCAGTTAAGTCAACGCCAAATGAATCGCTGTCGCCAATATACATTTTAGTAATTGAGCTAAATCCACCCGTGTCTCCAGCAGGAATATCAGTGCGGAAGAAACCATTGCCAGGATTATCTCCTGGAGCTCCGACTTGGTGTCCCATGTTGTATTGAACAATCATACCGGCACTATCGCCTGGCATGCCTTGGAAACCTATATCACCTTGTATGCCTTGAACACCTTGGAATGCTTGCGGACCTTGTACGCCTTGCAAACCTTGATTGCCCTGAAGTCCTTGCACTCCTTGTAAACCTTGTAAACCCTGCGGTCCCTGTACTCCTTGTCTACCCTGCAAGCCTTGTATACCTTGAATACCCGTTGTACCCTGCATTCCTTGGATACCTTGGAAACCACGAACACCTCTTGAACCCTGAATACCTTCTTCACCGATAGTACCCTGCATTCCTTGAGTGCCTTGACTACCGTCAAAACCTTGTATACCTCTAAATGAACCAACGTTCACCCAAAGTGTTCCATCATAAACCCATAACTCGTCGTCAGTGTTATCAATAACACCTTGGCCAGTTGTGGCTGATGGGAAAGCTGTATTTAAAGTAAGCTGTTGATCAGCATCAGCGTCTACATCTGGAACTGAACCAATAACATCAAAGCCCGGACCGTAATCGCCCTGTAGACCCTGAAGGCCGGTGTCACCCTGTGTTCCTGTAGTACCTTGAATGCCCTGTCCAACTGCGTTCCACGCTGTACCATTTGATACATAAACTAGACCATCGCTACCATAAGCGACTGCACCTTCATATGGAGAAGGATCAAGGGTAATGGGTACAGCCTGTGGCCGACCCTGCCCAATTATTCTACTACCGCCTATTGATCTAAAAGCCATTATACATCATCCTCTTCAGATTGACCAAGAGTGAATGATAATGTCGCATCGCATGCTAAGTTATCGGAACATTTTAATTCCATCAAATCTCCTGTTTTGAAGAATTGCCCGTTTAGAGGTAATGGAATGGTGTCGTATGCTGGAATTTGTAAATTTCTGATGATCCAGAAAAAATCTGTTAGTTCGTAACGATATGTTCTAACGTCAACTGTAATTGTGTTTGCCGAATGATTACATAACACTAAAGGAGATATAACCTCTCCAACGCCTGGTTCGACAACATCAGTACCACCGAACACCAATTCTGGTACCAAGTAGTTTGGTACTTCGATCATTATTTGCCAATTCGTTGTTAACGTAAAGGACTTGGCTACCGGTTTTGCATCAGGTGCCTGGGATGTTGAAATTGTATTAATAGTCATTATAGTGATGCCCTTGAGTTAGATGCCCTTCGTGCGAGTTTTCTTACAGATGAGGTAAACGGTCGACCTTCAATTCTACCTGTTCTACCATTAATCTTAAGACCTCTTGCGAAGTACTGGTTATTTAATTCGTCTGATCCAGACCATCTGATTCGGCCACCGTTTTCTGATAATACCGAAGCATTTGCACCGATAGCAGCACCAACGTTCCTGAAGTTCAGCGGTAAGGCGTTTCTATTAACACCTGCTGATGCACCATTAAACTGGTGAGCAATGGATTCAACTAGTGATCCAAAGATCAGGAAGTTAGGTCGTATGACACTATCAATAATTACTTCGTCAATCAATTCGGTTACCATATCTCTATGTGGTTGGTCTAGCGCGATATTGTTATTTATATAAGTTTTCATCTGTGTCCAAGCACCTACGAAAGAATCAAGAAGATCAGTATTATTCATGCCTGCGCTTACCCAACCGCCACCGCCATTTGGATTGTAATAGAAGATCTCTCCAGCATATCTATTTGCACTGTTATCTGTTGGGATAATATAACAATCCCATTGCTTCTCTTCTATAACTGCCGGAGGAGTAGGACTAATCAATGCAGTCAACGCAGCTTGATTCAAGACAGTACCTTTAAATCGTAAGCTTCTCCAATTTGCGAAAGTTGAAGGTGGATTAAATACTGGGAATACGTGTTGAGCATCAATATTAAATAATGCTCCAACGAATGCTCTAGAAGCTGTATCAGCACCTGCACCTACGTCGGTATATAGACCTGAAACATTAAGTGATGGATCAACATATCTAAAGTCATTCTGTAGAACCTTAAGGAAGTTGCCTGCATCTCTATATGTTTTCGGTAGATCAATAAACTTATAAGTTGAAGTAATAAATCTTTGTACTTCACGTTGTATTCTAGTTCTGTTATTATCTAAAATATCCTTAGCAAATTTGAAGGTCTTATCAGTTTCCCAAGCGAAGTTAGGTTGTATAGTAGGACCAAGTCTGTTAGGTGTATTATAGAATAATGAGTTGTAGAAGATCAATCCAAGATCGTTAGCTTGAGTAGATTGAACGTCAGTTCCAAGTTCAGATCTAATAACCTGACCAGGATATGTACCACGTACGACCTGTGCTACGATTCTACCAAGTTGACGATATGCTTGAGCTGTTGCTTGTCTTGTATCTTCAGGAACTCTTAACTCGTTGTTCCAGAAGTAGAAAGCTGCATTCCATCTTGTTGCAAGGTTACCACCGTAGTTAAGATCCCAACTCATTGCATCTAGGATATAACCTGCATCTCTACGACATTTAGCTTTGCTGTAATCAACAATTGTAAATTCGTCATGTAAGAACTCAGTAACATCGTCAGCCAATTCATCAAGATTGCTATCAATCTCGTTAGCCGCCCAAACTTTAGAAGCATCAACCCAAGAAGTATCAGGCTCAATAATTGCTGGGATAGCATCCATTGAATCTCTTCTAATTGCATCTTCAACAATTCTTGTAAGATCAGCTACTTCCTCTGCCTCAACCGCAGTTGCCGCTGTGACAGTCGTAGTATCTTGTGCTTTTGCACTATGGCTTGAGTTTGTAGTATCAATTTCTGTACCAACCACTACTTTCTCAACAGTATCTGCTAATTCAGTAAAGAACTTAGCAGTTTGATTTCGTTGATCTTGTGGTAATACTGATACTGCATTTTCAAAGTAAAGTTCAGCAGTTCTAATAGATGCATAGTTGGTTGAGTAGTTAACGTCATGTGATAACGCATCAATCATTGTACCAACATCTCTACGACATTTCTCTTTAGAGTAACTAATGCCATTGTAAGTATCGTAAATGTATGTCTGTAGATCAGTTGCCATTTGAACAGTGTTATCATCAATAACGTTCTTCTCAGCAAGGATATCTGCATCAACCCAATGAGTCATAGGATCAACTCTTGGAGGAATTGCACCAGGATTGTTATCATCTGCAACTTTGCTTAACATTAGAGCAAGATTCATAGCTTCTTGAGCCATTGGTCTTCTAACTGCTATTGTTGGCATTTCTTGTTTAACATGATTACCAACTACTTGTGTAATAGCATTTATACTAGCTCTTACAAATGTATGTGCTCCGCCACCTTTACCGTAAGCAACTTTACCAACTTGCATTGTGATAGTTGTCGCATCGGCTGATGTGATGTAATAAGGGTTATTATAGTATGGGTCGCCAGCTTGTGGAGATGGATGTTCTGCCATATCACCATCTAAGCTACAAGTAAATACGATACTGTTAGGAGCAATTGTTACATGATCGCCAGCTTCAAGGCCATGATTTGTACCTAATGTTGCTGTAAAGATTCCTGTATCTGGATCGTATGTTGCAGTACTTGGAGTATATTGCTTGCCAAGTTTGCGTGGAACATGCTCATTACGTACAACATGTTTAACAACCTGTCCCATATATTCGAAAGCTTCAACTGTTGCTTTACGCTGATCGATTGGTAAGATATTTACTGCATTCTTAAAGTAAAGTTCTGCAGTTCCATGCATTGCTGCATTACCACCGTACTGGATATCATGAGATATTGCATCAACAATATAACCAGTATCTCTTCTGCATCTTTCTTCACTATACTGTAAGAAACCAAACTTATCACTTAAGTATTGAACAACGCTTCCGCCTAGATATTCTTTACGATCAAGGATAACTTTTACTGCAGTCTCTTCATCATAACCTGTTGCAGTAGGATTCAGTACTTGTGGTTCAAAGGCAGTAGGTAGTGTGCTTAGTGAATCGTTAGCAATAACTGTTGCAACAATATTAATTAATTCTTCAGCTCTTGAAGCAACTGGACCTGTACTATTACCGAAGCTTGTTACCTGTGTTTCACCATTACCAGTTGTAGGTGTTACTGGTTGCTTAAGAATTAGTAATTCTGCAACTGCACCTAAGTGAACATATAAAGCAGCTGTTGGTGCTCTTTGTGCTTCAGGTAATCCAACCAAAATTCCATTTTCGAAGTATAACTTAGCAAAGTCTCTAGTAGCAACATTAGAATTATGAGTAGAATCGAATGCCACTGCATCAACAAACAACCCAACGTCTCTGCGACATTTTGCTTCATTGTATACTAATGAACCGTGATTTTGAGTAATCCAAGCAATAGCTTCTTCTTGTAAGAATGTACGGTTAAGGATCAAGCCAACTTGTGAATTTATATGGGCTGGGCTAACTCCTGCGGCACCATAGTTATAAGTAACTCCGTCAGTACCATTCTTCATAATATTGATTATATTAGTAAATGCTGCCGTTGCTCTAGTAGTTGAAGCACTAGTTGTTAATCTTGGAAGTACATCATCTCTTACGTATTCAATAGCTTCAACAGTTTCTGCTAGTTGCTCTTTAATTACGTTTTCAGCCAATGCATTACCAACTCGATATGCTCTACCGTAGTACTTAGAAGAATAATCAGAACCCGTTCTAACATCCCTAGCAACTGCATCTAGAACAAAGCCAACGTCTCTAGCACATTTATCTTCATCGTAAGTATAGTTGTTATCTTTAACAAATTGAACAACTTCTTCTTGGATAAACTCTCTATTCCATTGTAGTGATTTTCTTGCATAAGTTCTGTTTGGATCCATAAGAGGAGCCGCAGCTGTATTTGCAACCGGTAATGGACGAGGTGTTTGTTGACCAACCGAGATATCAAGTGAACCTTGATAATCTTCAACTGTTAATCTGTCATCTACCACGTTAGCAATAACCATTGCAAGATTCTTAGCTTCAAGACCTGTAGCAGCGTCTGCAGCATTTAACGTTACATCTTGCTTTTCAAGGTTACCAGTAACTTGTGATAATCCATTAGGTAAAGCACTTACGAATGTGTGTGTATCTGTATTTGAACCAGCGTTACCAACCCACAATGTAATTGTTGAGCCAGTTGTTCCAATGATAGGACATGGTTTATTGAAGAATCTATGACCTGCTTCTGGAACTGCATGATTTCCTAAGGTACAAGAGAATGTGATTGCACCCTCAGAGAACCAGATGTAATCATCAGTTGTTAATGTATGTGCACCAATAGTTGCTACCAAGATACCTGTTACTGGATCATACGTAGCACCTGAGGGCTGGAATCTTTCACCAAAGTGTGGCTCATTGACTTCATTCTTAACAACTTTTTCCATTACATCAGCAATATGAGTAAATGCTAATCTTGATGGTTCTCTTTGATAATATGGTAATGTGTTTATAGCACCTTCAAAGTAGAATCTTGCGTTATAAACTGTAGCAGAATCTCCACCGTACTCTAAATCTTCAGAGATTGCATCAACAATGTAACCAACGTCTCTAGAACATTTAGCAACTTCATATCCATGACCTGCATATGTTTCATAGATATGATCGATGATTTCAGTTTGGTACTTAGTTTTCTGACCTAAGATACTTTCAGCATCTGCTTTAATAGCTGTGTTATAATTTGATGGTAATCTATAAGTTGGTTCTACAACTGTTGGAACTGTACCATCATTTTCTAAAATTGTTTGGCCGATTTGAGCAAATAGGTTAACTGCACGAGAAGAAGTATCTACATTAAGTGATCTTCTTAATCCGTTTGCTGTAGCACTTACAAATGTATGTACTTTATCAACACCTGCTTTACCAACTTGTAAAGTAATAGTTGTACTTGTTACCGAATCAATTCTAACTGGTTTGTTAAAGATTGGATCAGTTGGACGTGGGTGCGATATGTTAATCGGTGTAGGATCAACGTCTGATGTTGGGCAAGAGAACGTAATTGAATCTTCATCAAAGATTACGTAATCACCCTTAGCAAATCTGTGTCTGTCACCTAACGTTACTTCCATAACACCAGTTGAGTGGTTATAAGCAACGTCAGAAGGAGTATAAGCATCTGCCATATTAGCAGTTCTGATACAATCAGCATCAGCACTTATAAAGTTGTGAGCATCAGTATTTGAACCGGCTGAACCTGCATTTACTGTAATTGTAGATGCTGATGTCGCAGTAATAATGAATGGCTTACGAAGATTAGGATCACTAGCATTTGGATGTGAATCAGTACCGCCACCGTTGAATGCGCATTGGAAAGTAATTGATTCAGGATCAATAGTAATACGATCACCAACATCATATGTGTGAGTACCAATTGTGATTTCCATAACACCAGTAACTGGATCGTATGAAACATCAGATGGTGTGAAAGATTCTTCATCAGTTAATACTTGACTTTCAACAACTTGTAGAGGAGTAACTGTTTCACCTCTAACAATTTGACCTACTAACTGTGATGTAAATTCGTATGCTTCTGAAGTTGGAACAATCTCTTCATCGCTCAATACTGGCATTGCATTTTCAAAGTAAAGTCTTGAATTATTTACTGTTGCTGCATTACCACCGTGTTGAATATCGAAAGAAGCTGTATCAATAAAGATTCCTAAGTCTCTTTCACAAGCTGCCACATCATATGTGAAGCCAGGATGATTAGCTGTAATCCAAGCAGTAACTTCTTTTTGGATGAATGCTTTGTTCTCTTGTAATGCAACTCTTGCATTGTATGAATCAACCGATAATGATTGATCACCAAATACTACAGCATCAGCACTAGCATTTCCATTTGACATGATATCTATGATTTCATCAAAGGCTGCATCTGATCTTGTGATTGCTGTTGCGTCGGTTAATACATCGGTATTGATTTCACCTTTTAACCAAGTGATTGCACCTACTGTTTCAGTAAGTTGATTATTAACTACGTTGTTAGCACCAACTGTACCAATGCGATATCCCTTGCCGGTATAGATTGCGTTAACGTTTGAGCCTGTCGCAACATCTCTTGCTACTGCATTTAAGATATAACCTGTATCTCTTGAACACTTGTCTTTGTCATAGATGAAGTAGTTATCATCCATGTATGCATCGACTTCAGCTTGTAGATATGCTTTATTCTTTTGTAAGATTCTAGCTGCGTATGCACCTTGTGTTGTTGACTTAACTTTAACAACTGAACCTTCGTCAGCGCTTACAAATGTATGTATGCTTGTGTTTGTTCCTGCGTCACCAACATTAACTGTGAATGAATCGGTAGTTGTTGCAGTAATTTCTAATGGTAACTTGTATGCATAGTCTCCAATACGTGGTGAGAAGTCAATACCTCCACCATTTGCTGGACAACTCATTGCGAAACTTTGTGGTTGTAATTCTACGTGATCGCCAATTTCAAGATCGTGTCCTGCGATTGTAACTACGAATTCACCACTTATTGGATCGTATGTAGCATCTGTAGGAGTATAAGCTTTTAATACTTTAGCAGGATCTGAGAAGTATAATGCATTAGCATCAATACAATCAGCTTCAGCACTTACGAAGGTATGGTTATTAGCATGACCATTTGCATTACCTACGTTAACTGTAATTGTGTTACCCGTTACTGCTTTAACTCTTACTGGCTCTTTATAAGCTGGGTGATCGTATAATGGAGCAGCATCTGTTCCTGTTACACCACCAACATCGCAACTAAATACCATTGACTCTGGAGCAATTTCAATCCATTTTCCAACTGGTAAATCGTGATTACCAATTGTGATTTCCATATCACCTGAGATAGGATCGTATGTAGCAGTTTGTGGAGTAAATGTTCCTGTCCACATGTCTGCTTCGCGAATTGCGTTAGTAGTTGCTGATACAAATGTATGAACTGATGTATCGCTTGAAACTCCAACACTTACTGTAATTGTAGTTGCATCTCGATCAGTAATAATTACTGGTTGCTTATAAGCAGGATGTCTTTTCTCAGCTTGAATAGCGTTTGTTTCTGCTGATACAAATGTATGTAATCCACCGCCTTGTGCAACTGCGCCAACATTCATATGAATAACAGTACCACCTTCAATTCTATCAATAACGATTTGTTTCTTATAGAATGGGTGATGTGATTCAGGTGCTGGGTGATTAGTTACATTATCGTCTTTTGCACATGTAAATACAATGCTTCCTGGCTTGAACTCTACTAGATCGCCGACTTTAAGAGCATTTACACCAATTTGTGCCCAAAACTCACCAGTGGCTGGATCATAAGATGCAAGTGTAGGAGTATAGTTAATAAACTCAGTAGTTGGATATGAATGTTCAGTAAGATCTCCGTCGAGTGCGCAGGTAAAGGTTAAGCTATCTGGTTCGATGTAAATACTATCACCGATTTCAAAATCGTGTGAACCGATAGTAATTACGGTTTGACCTGTAGCTGGTTCGTATGTAGCATCTGTAGGAGTGTACTTCTTACCGTTGTTGTTAAGCAATCTTGTCATTTCATCGAATGCTTGATTTGCTCTGTCTTCGGCAATAGAGTTTGTAAGTAAATCAGCTGTTGTTGATTTTAAGTAGTTGATTGAACCAACTGTTTCAACTAACTGATCAGTTACACTAACTTCACCAGACTTAGTACGATATGCCGCACCAGTTTGGATTGAGTTATAATTTGTTCCAAGAACTAAATCTCTTTGAACTGCAGGTAAAATGTATTCTTCTGTATCTCTATGACATTTCTTGCTATCATAGAAGTAGAACTCATTATCTACCCAGTCCATCATGTAATCTTGAACGAACTCTTTATTGAGTTGTAATTGCTTGCGAGCATTACGCTTGTCTGCAGAAATATTAGCGTTATCAGAGAATGTAATCGCATCGCCAATTACTGTAACTGCATTATTTTCTGCTTTAACAAATACGTGTTCGAAGTTAGCTGCAGTTAATCCAGGATTTACTGTAATTGTTTTTGCTGATACTTCAATAACTGGTAATGCAGCAAGATAAGCTTTTTCAGATTTACGTGGGTGACTAATCTCTGTTTTAAAGTTGTCGCTTGAACACTTAAACGTGAAGCTTTCTTCAGCAAGGTTAACATAACGTCCAACAGTTAAATCGTGATCACCAATAGTAATAACCATACGACCAGTTACTGGATCATAGGTTGCTTTAGTTGGAGTGTATTTGTCGCCACTACCTCTCAAAGCATTAATAATTGTATTGAATGAGTCGTAAGTATCAACCGCTGCAGGTGCAGAGTTAGCTTGAATAAGCTCATCAGTTGTTTTACGTAATCTTTCAAAAGCAGCTACTGTTTCATTTCTTTGATTTTCAAGAGATGTTCTTGCAGTATTAACATAATATGCCAATCCAGCAGTAACTGAGTTATAATTTGTATCCAGCATCATATCAAATTTAGTTGCTGGTAAGATGTATTCTTGTACGTCTCTTTCGCACTTAGCGCTATCGTACGCATAGAACTCTTCGTTGTTATCAATCCAATCAACAAATTCGTTAATGATTAAGTCTCTGTTATCTTGAACAAGCTCGCGAGATGCTACAGCATCCGTGTCACCAGTATCTGCAAAGATAATTGGGCTTGCTGCTTCTTCACCATTTTGAAGAATATTTAATGTTTCATCAAGAGATCTGTCTAAACGAGTTAATACTTCGCCTGATTGCTCGTTAGTAAAGATGTGGTCAACCTCACCTTTAATATGTTCAATCGAACCTACTGTTTCAGTCATTTGATCGTTAACAACAATGTATGAGATTGGAGAACGATATGAGATGCCGTTTAAGCGACCCCAGTAGTTAGAATTTGTTGCAACGTCGTAAGATGCAGAATCAACAATTAATCCCGTATCTCTGAAACATTTATCAGCATTATAACCTTGATAACCTAATCCACCGCTTGTAGTATTAGCAGTCAAGTAATCAATCATATCATCAATGATTTCGCCTTGATTTTCTTCAATAGTATCTGCGAATGCTGAGTTAGAAAGAAGTGATTCATCGTTTGCTTGAGCAGGTTTAATAATAACCGTGCTACCTCTTGCTCTCATTGATATGTCACCAAACTGAGAACCAGAGTTGTTCAATGTCATTTGACCACCGTCTAATGCGAAGAACGCTTGACGTGTAA